TTACGTTCCCTGCCCCGGAGATGCCGGGGGAGAAACTCCCACGTGAACTTCCCGGATGGTTGGACGCCGTCGGCTACGGGAAGTTCTTCCAGGGGGATCGCGTGATCCTCACTGAAGCGGAAGGCAAGGTCGTTGCGGGCATCCGTGCTCCTCAAGGCCGCCGCTTCCCGAAATACATACTCCCCAACTACGGCCTGCTCATCAAGGCCATGACTGGGGATGACGAGGCGATGAAGAAGCTCGCCTACGTACCAAAAGCTCAACAGAAGGCGCCGAGCATTCCGCCCGTCGCCAAACCCAACGCAGTAGGAGTCAAACAGTGAAGCACAACAAGGCAGTCCTCTTCGGCAGCATCTCGTCGCTCGTGAACTACATGCCGCAGGCCCCGGAGTCCATGCGGCTCGGGGACATGGCGAAGGGAGAGCCCGTTCCCGAAGGCGTGTACCACTGCAGGGTCGCGTCGATGGAGCAGCGGACGACGGAAGCGAACGAGAAGAACCCGGATCCGTGGCCGTACCTGATGGTCAGCTACGCAGTCACGGGCGGCTCGCCGGAAGAGTACCACGGCCGTCGCGTGTTCGACATGCTCACGCTGGATCCGAAGAACAACTACCGGCTGCGTCAGCTGGCGGTTGCGTGCTTCGGGGAGGACGACGACCTCGACGTCATGGACAAGATCCGGACGAACGGGTTCATCGACGCCGAGGTGCAGGTGGCGGTCGTCGTCGAGAAAGCGGGCAAGGGCAAGGACGGGAAGTTCTACGAGGCGCGTAACCGGGTGACGAAGACGCTGTCGCTCGAGGCATAGGTGCCTTGCTCCTGCACCGTGGGCTGATGTGGTTCCTGGATCCCTCCTTGACTCAGCGGCTTCACGAGGGCACCACTACGGGGGCGAGAGTGCAGGCTCGCCTCCTCCTTTCAGGAGAGTAACATGGCAGACGACGCACAGGATTTACACCAGTTCACGAGCGGCGCGAAGAGCAGCGGGAAGCTGCCGTCCTACCACCTGATCCCGTGGGAAGTGTTCGCGGACCGTCTTGCAGTACGGTACATGGAAGGTGCAGCCAAGTACGGGGAAGGTAACTGGGAGAGTGGGCTCAACGACCGGCAGTTCATTGCTGACCGTGCCAACCACATGCTCGAGCACGCTCACAAGGCGGTTCGCAAGCTGCTATTCCCTTCCCCCGACAAGTACCCGATGGATGACGATCTGTCCGCCGTGATCTGGGGAGCAATCTTCCTTATGGCAGCTCAGAACCGGGCCGCAAAGTCAGTCCACCCGAGAGTGACGCAAGCGATCGTTCCGGCGGACACTCGGGTAGACTACGCACCGAGCAAGAGCCTCGAGGAGGTGAAGAAGTGAACATCGTCGTGAAACACACGATCAGCATGGGGCACCGCCTGCAGAGCTACAAGGGCATCTGCAGTTCGCTGCACGGGCACAACGTCACTGTCGAAGTCCACTGCAAGCCGGAAGGATTCCTTGACTTCAAGGTGGTAAGCGAACACCTGAAGGAGATGTTGAAGGACTTCGACCACGCGATGGTGCTGGAGGAGGACGACCCGATCGCTGCTGCGCTGGAGCCATTCCGCATCCGCACCGTGCTTCTCAACGCAGAGCCGACGACCGAGAACATCGCCGCGTACATCCTGGACTTGATGGTGAACTACGTCCCGGAGACGTATGCGGTGAAGGTGCATGAGACGGAGAAGTACTCCGCAAGCGTTACACGGCATGACACGTACGCACATGTGAGGAGGGTAGATTGATGGACCCGCAAGAGCAGCAGGATCAGAAAGATCATCTGGAACGTGGCATGCGTGCCGCACAGAGGCAGTACGAGCCAAGAACGTTGCCCGAGCTCGAGGAGATCGCGGGGAACTACAACTGCACGTTCTTCCGGGAGGAGCCGGGGTTTCTCACGATCGATATCGACTGCGACAACGCAAGCCGCATCATCGCTCTCGAGCACTTTCATGACCGTCTCGAGTTCCTGAACAGCCTGTTCGATCAGGGGGATGGTGCGTTCCTGCAACTCCAGAACAGTTGGAAGAGTCGCAACGGCGGCTGGCACGTCCTCCTAAAGTTCAACCAGAACGTTCCAGTCTTCACTCTCGACTTCCGCATCACGCTCGCACTCGCTCTCGGCAGCGACTACAAACGGGAGATGCTCGCGCTCCGTCACCACATGCTGGGGATCGACATGAACATCGGGCTCTTCAAGCCGAAGGAGGCGTCATGATCTACCAGGTTGCGGAGACGTTCCGCAGCGTGCAAGGGGAAGGGATTCACTCGGGCACGCTCATGCAGTTCATTCGCTTTGTCGGGTGCAGCGTGGGTAAAACCATCTGCACCCACTGCGACACCGACTTCAAGCAGATGTACAGGTGGAAGGGAGGTGGCGAATTCTCCGAAGAGCAGCTGAGCAACCTCGCTGAAGGTGTCAACGACATCTGCCTCACCGGAGGTGAACCATTCAACCAGGATCTGACGAACCTGCTGCCCTGGCTCGGGCACAAGCGGGTGCACATCGAAACCAGCGGCACCGTACCGTTCTCCTACCCGAAAGGTCGGTACGGGTTCCGTACTGTCGGCAGCTCCGAGCAGAAGCTATGGATCACGTGCTCACCGAAACCGGGGTACCTGGAAGACGTCGTCATGGACGCGGACGAGGTGAAGGTGATCGTCCCCGGCCTCGGAGACGGGCCAGGGTGGCCATCTCTCGAGGATGCTTTGAAGTGGGCCGCGTACAAGCAGGTCGTGTTCCTGCAACCGAGGAACGGGAAGAATGATGTCAACGTCGAGAACTTGCAGGTGGTGCTCGGGCTGATAGACAAGCACCCGGAACTCCATCTGTCCCCTCAACTGCACAAGTTCATCAAGGTGCGCTGATGACAGTCGCTCAAGCAATCGACAAACTGCAGGAGATCGTGAGGCTGCACGGAGCGAACGTACAAGTGTACTTCGACTGTCCAACGTGTAAGCAGTCATTCACCCCCGGCTTCGTTGCCGTGGTAGCAATCATGATCACGGGAGAGGAGAAGAGGTGAGGTATGCGGCTAGTGCATGATATACTAGTAGGCCACGTACGCGTACACGCTGGTAACGGGACCCGTCCGAGGGGTCCCGTCATCGCATTCATTCAACACGGTACCGCGGATACGGGCTGGCGCTATGAGAACGTCTGCCCATTCTGCGAGAAAACCGTTGGCTACGTGAACGACCCGTTGAACGAGCTGACGAACATGCAGCTGTTCGCCGAGCTGCAGCGGCAGATGTCGGTACACATGGATAGCATTCGCAACCCGTGTGCAGCCAGCGGGTGGGACATCCATGTCGAGGTAGCAACGAAGCCGCTCGGAACCGAGAAGATCGTGAGGGAGATGTGAAGCGTAACATCAAGAAGATGGAGACGGGGATCAAGCTCTTCCTCGAAGGCTTCGGGGTGAACTTGCAGGATCCGGACTTCAAGAACACTCCCCGTCGGGTGGCGAAGCTCTACGTGGAGATGTTCTCCCCGAGGAAGGTACACCGCATCGTCAGCTTTCCAAGCACGTACACGGGGATGATCACTCTCCGTCACCACACCGTGTGGACGATGTGCCCGCATCACCTCCTCCCGGTCGAGATGGATGTGTGTATCGGATACATCCCGTCGAAGAAGGTGCTCGGGTTAAGCAAGCTCGCCCGGGTTGCCGAAGCCGTCAACATCAAGCCCATGAAGCAGGAGGAGTACACGGACGCCGTAGCATTCGAGCTTCACCAACTGGCGGACCCGAAAGGCGTCGGGGTAATAGTAGCAGGCAAGCACGGGTGTATGCGCTGCAGAGGTGTAACCACAAGGGGGGACGTAGTGACAGACGTGATGAGGGGGCAGTTCCTGATGAATGGGGACACCCGCCACGAGTTCCTGGAGCTATGCAGGAGGTTGCTATGAAGGAAGTTTGGTGCGTTGTCATCGACGGGAAGATCAAGCACGTGTGCTCTACCGCATACCGTGCACGGGTGGAGGTGCAGGAGATCCTCACCAGCATCCAAGACCGCATGGTACCGTGGGACCTCGTCTCCCACGGTGCCGTGTGGAAGAGCAACGACATCCTCGTTGAGATCACCAGAATGGACGTGCTCGAATGAAGCCTGAACATTGTCTCGGGTGTCCACTCTACGAAGCGCCCGGTCCCGTACCCGGCTACGGACCCGAGAACGCGAAGATCTTCTTCATCGGGGAGGCCCCCGGCAACGACGAGGTAAGGTACAGCAAGAGGCCGTTCACGGGCCCTTCGGGAAGAATGCTCCGCGGCATCATCGACAAACTGGGCATCGCTCCGAACACGGTGTACATGTCGAACACGGTGCGCTGCCGCCCAACCGCGATAAGCCCGAGCACCGGGAAGGAGATTGACCGTGCGCCCAGCAAGGAAGAGATCGCCCACTGCGGAAAGTTCCTCGCGGAGGAAATCGGGAACGTCAACCCGAACCTCATCGTCACGCTCGGGAACAGCGCCCTCTACGCCCTCAACGACACGAACGACATCGGTAAGTGGAGAGGTGTCCCCTTCGTCCGCAGCGGCAGGAAAGTGCTCGCAACCTACCACCCCGCAGGGATCATGCGACAGCAGCACATGTTCCCCGCCTTCTACCACGACCTCAAGAAGGTCACGCTCCAAGCACAGAGCCCGACCCTACACGTGCTTCCAGTGGACTATCAGCCGAACGGAGATGTTGCGGCTCATCGAGAGTCTATCCTCGCTGCTGCCCGAAGACTTGGCTACGTCTGTATCGACATCGAAACGGCCGGCAACTTCGGCGGTCTCAAAGGAGCACTTGACCCCAGCACGGGTCAAGTTATCTGTTATGGCGTCGGATCCGAGCCACAGCGAGCTACGTGTTTCATGTGGACCGATGAGAGTCGCCAACTCCTCTCTGAGCTACTTGCCGATCCTGGCATCGAAAAGATCGGTCAGAATTCGGAGAACTTCGATTGGGTCTTCCTCGAAGGGAAAGGGTGCCCGTACCCAGTAGGGGAGAGGTTCGACACGTTGCAAGCGTTCCACCTCTGCGGTCCTGACCTTCCCAAGAACCTGGCAACGATCGCAACGTTCTACACCGACATGCCCTACTGGAAGAGCGAGGCGAAGACCGGCGACTTACGGGTGTACAACTGCAAGGACGTCGACGCAACCATGCGAGCGGCTCACGGGTTGAAGAACGAGCTGGCATCCATGAACATGGGCAAGCTGTACGCTCGTGTCAGCAAGCTGCAACCTGTACTGCGGACGATGACGAAGCGGGGGTTCCGCAAGGACGAACTCCTCGCTGCGAAGTACAGCGTGCTGCTCAATAACCGGGCGAATGAGAAGGAGGCCGTGCTTCAGTCCGCACTCGGGCACACGTTCAACGTAAACAGTGCACCGCAGGTGATCGACCTTCTGTACAACAAGCTCGGCCTGCCGAAGCAATACCTGAAGACGAAGGATGGGTTCCGCCTCACCGCGAACGATGAAGCGATGGAGCATCTGGCGTTGATCACCGACAACCCGGTATTCCTCCAAGTGAACAGCATCCG